TCGAACGCCGGCTGGCCGCCGCCCACACGCTCGCCCTGGTCGCGCTTGACCCGGATGTCCACGTTCTCGTGACCGATCAGGCCGGCCTTCACGACCGCCGGGTTGCTGGTCTCACGGCCCGGCAGCAGATACCAGGACGAGGCGCGGGTGCCCGACTTGTCGATGCGCACCAGCGACCGCGAGACCTGCAGCTCCACCAGGCCACGGAAGGGGTTGGCGACCTTCGTGGTGGTGGTCTTGGATCCCTCGGTGACCTTGAGCTCGAGCTCGGCGGCGTTGAGCAGGCGCTGGGCCTGCATCTGCAGCGACGGCGGCACCACCAGGATCAGCGTCGAGGTGTCCACCAGATCGCCCCGGTGGTCCTCCTTGAGCGCCAGGCTGGTGATCGCGGCGTCGAGGTTCTCCGCGGTCAGGGGCTTGGTCTCCACCGTGTCGAAGAACTCGGCGTTGGGGCCGGTCTCGGTGACGAACGTGCGGTGGATGCGGTCGTTCTCGGTCTCCACCGCGGCGTTGCCCAGGCGCTTCGGGAAGTCGGCCATGCTGGTGAAGTCACCGGACAGCGCGAGCTCCCAGGTGTAACCGAACGAACGTCCGGTCTTGCCGACCTTGACCTCGATCTCGGTCTCCTCGAGCGCGTCGCCCTTGTACTCCTCGCCCTCGGCCACGTCCTCGAACATGGTGGCGCCGAACAGGTCGCGGAGCTTCTTGGGCCGGAAGTCGGGCACCGTGGTCGCGTACGTGAACGGCTCGTACTCCTTCACGGCGTCCTTCTGCGCCTGCATGGCCTCGACCTCGAAGCCCTTGCCCAGCAGCACGGGGAAGTCGCTGGTGGACATGGCCTCGGTCAGAAGGTAGCGGTCGTGGGCGGTGCGGGCGGCGGCGCCCGCACGGAACAGGGCAGCGGCCTCAGCGACCTTGTCCTGCATGGTGGTGGCGCGGCGGAAGCCCGCGCCCTCGAAGATGTCAGTCATCACTTCTCCTTGTGGGGTTCTGGGGCTCAGGCCGCGGCGACTGCGACGGCGGGGTTGTTGCCGAACGGGGCGATCTCGGCGGGGCCGGTGCCGGATCCCTTGGCGACCAGGGCGGTGCCGAACGGGTTGTTGCCCGACGCGGTCGCGGTCAGGCTGTTGTCCGACTTGATGTAGACGACCTGGCCTTCGGTCAGGGCGCCGGCGACCTCGAGGGTGTAGGACCCGTCCAGCCAGATGGCGACCTGGGCGCCCTCGGGCTGGGTGGTGACGGCGACGCCGGCGAGAGCGCCGATGCGCACCGCCTGGCCGGAGGTCACACCACCAGAGGGGGCAGTGACGGCGATGTGGTCAGCGTGGGTGTACTTCTGGTTCTTCATGGGGTGCCTCCTGGGTCAGCCGCGCAGCGCGGCGAGGATCGCGGACGGGTCGGTGATGTCCGCGTCGCGGCGGGACTCGTGAACGGGGGTGCCGCCGAGACCGCGGGGGGTGCCCGCGCCCTGTGCGGACTCGCGGCGGGCCAGGGCCTCAGCGAGCTGGTCGTAGTCGATCGCGGGGTGCTCGCCCTGCGGGGTCTCAGCGCCGTCCTCGTGGGAGGACTCCGCGACCTGGCCGCCGTTGTCCTCGGTGGACTGCGCGGACTCCTTGGAGCCGCCGCCCTGAGCGGCCTTGAGCTTGGTCTTGAGATCCGCGACCTGAGCCTCGAGCTCGGCGATGCGCTTGTCCTTGGGATCCTGCGGGGTCTCGCCGCCGCCGCCGTTGTTCTTGGCGAACGGGTTACCGCCGCCGCTGTTCTTGGAGGCCTCCTGGGCCTCAGTGTTCTGGTTAGCCACGGGGGCCTCCTCCTGATCGTTGTCGCCCGGGATGGGCTTGTACTCGGTGGAACGCACCACCGGCTCCCGCTCCCCCGTCAGGGTCACGGTCGTGTCAGTGGTCGTGTACGCCTGGCGGTAGTCGAAGCGGTCCTCGCGGCCACCCTCGGGCCGCGGGGACCACAGCGTGAAGAACACGTAAGTGTCATCGCGGTCCTGGATCATGGCGTCCGGGCCGTGCACATCGGTCACCGTGCGGGCGAGCCGGGACATGACATCCGTGTGCGTGGTCTCCTGCACGGTGATGTGTGGGCGCGCCGACTCGAGGAGCTCGAGGACCTTCCCGCCACGGCCCGCCTTCGTCACCAGGTCCACGGACTCGATGGAGGTGATGCGCTGGATGACGCGCTTGCCCTCACGCTCCTCCACATCAGCAGCGGCCCGGATCGACATGCCCACGTGCTGGTGCATCGCCGCCAGGGCCTCACGCCACTTCGGGAGGATCGACGCCTCAGCCTCGATGCTGTGCGACTCGGTGACGTAGCGCCCGTTGCCCTCGATGAAGCCCACCAGGTCGCGGACACTGCGCTCGGGGCGCTCGTAGCCCTCCGACACAGTGGGGTGGTCCGCGTAGATCGGGGTGCCCGGGGCGACCAGAGGCGCGGCGGCCTCGATCGTGGACGCCGGATAGATGCCGCTGCTGCCGATGCCGGCGTCGATGACGCGCAGCCGCACCCGCGACCCCTCCGGGCTCGTGGGGGCGATGGTGCCCCCGGTCTCAGTGATGATCGCCATGTCGGCTTCCCTCCGTAGGGTGGTCGTGACTGTCCAGCGCCCCGATGGGCGGCATTCGTGCTGTGGGCCTACTGGGCCGGGCGGAACAGGCTCAGGCGACCTGGGGCATGACCCACGAGTCCCGCCACTCCCGCGACTGCTTGCGCACCGCGAGATCGCCCCAGGCGAGGTCGCCGGCCTTGTAGGCATCCAGGCGCCGGCGGGATCCGCCCATGGCCCGCAGCTGCGAGTCCGCGGTCAGGTCATCGAAGAACCGTTGCCCGGCGTCCGGGTCCACAGGCAGCGGGTCCTCGTCCATGCCGGGGATGCCGAGGTCGGCCCACGACTTGCTGACGGGCACCCGTGTGCACCGGCAGGACGGGTGACCTTCGGGGCCCGGCTGGTCCAGAGCGAACGTTCGTCCGTGCATGGACAGGCACGCGGCGCAGCACCGGCGATCCAGCGCGGCCATCCACTGCCAGCCCTTGAGAACGTCGGCCTGGGTGGTCTCGTGCGCGTGCTGGGCCGCACGGGACGCGTCGAGCATCTCCGTGCGGGCGATGTTCAGCGCCCTGTTCCGTCCGCCGAGGAACTTGTCGCCGGCGCGGTCGGTCATGCGGCGCGCCGTGGTGCGCGGGTTGTCGCCCACGGCCACTCCGCGGGTGAGCTCGTCGCGCATCACCCGCACTACGTCCGACGGCAGCGCCTGGGCGCGGGACTCGATCTGCCCGGTGGTGCGCTCCACGATCGCCTGCAGCGCGCCCTGGTCCATGCGGTCCCACCCGCCGCCGACAGTGAGCGTGGCGGTGGCCTGCGCGGCCATCGCGGCCGCGGAGCCGTCCACCATCGCCTGCATCATCGGCAGCGTGTGCTGACCGGCCAGCACCACGTCCCCGTCCACGAGCTCCACCAGCGCCTCGTGCGTGGCGGCCAGCGCCTGCTCGAGACGGGAACCGCGAAGGGTACGGGCCGACACCCACCCGGTCTCGTCCGGGGCCGACAGGGTGTCCGTGAGCGTCGCCTGATACTCAGGGGCCAGCGCGTCCCAGGTCTCCACCCACCGGGCAGTCAGCGCGGCCGCGTGCTCAGCCTCGATGCGCATGGCCGCGTCCTTCGCGGCCGCCATCTCCTGGGCGGGCGTGCTCACTGGTAGTCCTCCTGACCCTCCTGGCCGGTGTCGGCGCGCATCCCAGCCGCCGGCCCGTCAGGGTCAGCGGGGTCCAGGAAGCGGCCGTGCTCGTCCGTCCACTCCTCGATGATGCGGTCCACGTCCCGGACCTTGAGGGCCCGCAGCAGGAGCCGCATCGCGGTGTCGTCAGGCACCAGCCCGGTGGAGGTGGCCTCCACGACGGCGCGCACCACGTCGGTGGTGGCATCGTCCTCGAGGGAGGGCCAGTCGAAGTCGATGGCCCGGTCGTAGCCGGCACCGAGGTCCACGGTGAGCCGGTCGCCGTCGCGCACGGCCCGGCCCCGCAGATCGCTGTCGCTCAGCGGGGCGAGAGCGGCCTGGTCGATCACGTGGTTCAGGATCGCCCGGAACGCTTCCCGCCAGAGCTCGCGGCGCCCGTTCATCTCGAGGATGGTGGGCTTGTCCAGGGTCTCGGCCACGGCACGCGCCCCGGTCTGTCCGGGGTCGGCGAGCAGCGTGGTGACAGGGACGCCCAGCGCGGATGCCACCAGGGCAGCCATGGGCCGGCCCGACTCGGCGTCGATCGTCGCGCCGGTCTTGGGCACGGCCTCGAGGGTGCCGCCACCGGTCACGGCCATGGACCCGCCGGCCACCCCGTGCTGGGTGGCCTCAAGCGCGGCGCGCATCTGCCCCGCGCTGGACTTGCGGTCACCGGATAGGCGCCATGCGATCCGCGACAGCGCCTTGGTGAGATTCGCCCAGTCCGTCAGGAATGACGTGTAGGCCCGCGCCCACGGCAGGGCCGCGAACACGTCCGGGACGCCCCACCCGTCGCCCGGGTCGCCGTTGTCGTGCACGTGCAGCACGGGCGCGTCCCACAGGATCTCCTGGGTGCGCTTGTCGTCCATGTGCCGGCGGCGCACCTGGGGGCGGTAACGCAGATCCGGGTGCCACACGGTGACCTCACGCGCAGTCGCCCCCGGGCGATCCACCACGCTGTAGGTCCGCTTGTAGAACCACGGCTCGTTCTTGTCCTGCGGGTTCGTGAACCGGTCCTCGACCTCGTGGAAGTCGAGCACGCGGGGCCGCACACGCCCCGTCATGGGGTCCGTGAACAGGGCGATGAACACGTTGCCGTCCACCGCGATGCGGGTCTCGAGGTCCAGGTGGGCCTGGTGCCCGGTGAGGATGCCGCGCACCTCGTCATCGTCCAGGAAGCTCTGCACGATGTCGTTCAGCGACTCATCCTCCATCGAGAGGCCCAATCCCTGTCCCCACACGTAGCCGGCCCGCACGGTGACACCGCGCTTCACCAGCGGGTTGACGGCGTTCATGGCGCGGCACTGCAGCGACAGGTCACGTCGCTGCGTCTGCGTCATGGTGCCCTTGTGGTCCGCGGTCAGGCGCTGCCAGCCGCGGTCTTCGGCCATGAGCTGCGCCTGAGCGGCCGCGGACTCGTGCAGCTGCTCCTGTAGGTGGTCCACGGTCTCACGGAGTCCCTGCACCTCAGCGTCAGTCGCCATCAGGACCTCCTAGTGGTGTCGTCAGTAGAGCGAGATCGGGGTGGCCATGTCGTCCCACAGGTCCTCCGCCGTCACCAGACCGCGGTTGCTGATGGGGTTCAGGAGGAGCTGGTTCAGGGCCTGCGACATGGCGTCGATCGTGTCGTCGTGTGCGCTGTTCGGGAAGTTCCGGGCTTCCTCACGGAGCTCCTCCGCGCCGGGCAGGAGCGCGGCAGTGGGGAGCACCACGTTGTGGGAGTGTGCGAACGGGCTGACGGCAGAGGCGCGGGCCACCTTCGACCCGTCCGGCTCCACCGGCACCAGCCCCGGCACCTCGCGCCGCAGCGATGCGATCACCGCAGTGCCGTTGGCCTTGTCCTCCACGAGCTTCGCTGTGGCCTGCGGCCACCGGGCCACCATGGCCCGCACCGCGTCCAGCGTCTCGGTGAAGTTCATCCGCCGGCGCACCATGTCCAGCAGGTACGCGGTCGCACCGACCCGTAGCCACACTTGCCCGACCACATAGTCGGAGGACTCGGTGCCCTTGAAGGCCATGTCCCAGGACTGGATCAGTTCCATGTCGTCGCGCTGCCCGACACCGGGGACGATGCGGGATCCGTCGTCGCGCTGGACCCACTGGGGCTTGTCGTAGGTGGCCCACTCGGCGGGCCAGATCCCGCCCTCGTCCGGGGATGGGCGGCCCTGGTAGAGCGACGCCCACGTCTTAGGGCCGGATGCGCGCTTCCGCGCCTCCCACTGCTTCTGGGTGCGCCCACGCGCCGACACCATGAACTCGCCGGGGCGGCGTCCGAGCGGGTCGGTCTCGCCCTTCTCGGGGCGGTGGTCTGCCTGCGCGGGGATGTTCAGGAACGTCCACTCGCCGGGGGCTTGCTTGAGGAGCCGGCCGGCGAGGTCGTCCTCGTGCCAGCGGGTGAGGATGATGACGACCGGGGCGCCGGGGGCGAGGCGGGTCAGCGCGGTGTCTGTCCACCAGTCCCAGGTCTTCTCACGGATCGTGGGGCTGTCGGCCTGCTCGCGGCCCTTCACGGGGTCATCGATCAGGAGCGCGTCCACGGGGCGGCCGGTCATGGCGCCGCCGACACCAGCGGTGAACACGCCGCCGTCGTGGTTGGCGAGCTGCCACTCGTGCTGGGCGGAGAGGTCCGGGCGCACCGAGAGCCGGAGCTGGTCGGTGTGCTGGGTGATGTCGTCGCGGATTGCGCGGCCCCACCGGCGGGCGATGTTGGCCTCGTAGGAGGCGACGGCGATCCGCAGGTCCGGGTTCTGGGTGAGTGCCCAGAGCGGGAAGCGGCGGGACGCGCGCTGGGACTTGCCCTCCTGGGGCGCCATGGACAGGATCAGCCGGGCGTCGGGGGTGCGGAACGCGTCCACGAGGTGCTGATCAATGAGGTCCAGAGCCGGGGTCTGCACGGTGCGCGGATCGAGGGCCCGGGCCATGTCGCCCGGGGTGTCCCAGGTCGGTGCCGGGCTGTCGAGCTGGTCAGCGACGAGAGACCAGATGGAGGGCGCGGCCATGGCGCCCTCCTATTCGTTGCTGCTCACCAGCGGCCGATGATCTTCCAGCAGCGCACACACTGCCAGGCTGTGGGGTCGGGGCAGCGCTCCCACCAGTGGATGCCGCACTTGCAGAGGAGGGGTGTCATTGGTCGTTGGCCTCGGCTTTGCCGGCGCGACGTTCCCGACGACGGATACGACGCTTCCAGTACGACTTCCACTTGGAGTGCGTGTACTTGGAGGGGATGTAGACCACGTCTTCCTTTGCCATGTCCAGGGTGCGGCGACGGGTATCGCTGGTCTGCATGCCGTCCTCCTGTGTGGTGTTCCCCTGGCGGGGTGCGATGCGCCGTCTGCGCGGACGGCATCTTGTTGTGTGGTTGCCCCGCCAGGGGAACGGTGAGGTGAGGTGGCCGGCCACCACACCTTGTGGGTCTCCCCGGACTCGAACCGGGACTCAAGCCCTCGCCTTCTTGCGATCTTGATAGGCCCTCTGCCTTGCAGCGTTGGCTGCCTTGCACTTCTCGCAACGGCAGCCCTTGCGGTACATCCGGCGTTCCCCACATACGGGCGGGTGGGTCGGGCGCGGGGCCCGTGACGCCGCGCCCGCGGCTTTCCGCTCCTCGCGGCGCTCGGCGTTGCATGCGTCCTTGGCTGCGGCGCATAGACCGCACTGGCATTTCATGTTCAGCCAGCCGTACCAGGAGCCATGGGTGAACCCCTTGGCTTCCCTCTCTGCGCGGGTCTTCTCGAGGTGGCAGTCACCGCAGAGCAGTTGGCACTTGTCCAGCTCTGCCTGCACCAGCGGGTTGTTGACCGTCATGTTGCGGGCGATGTTGAACGATTTCTGGTCTGGGTCAACATGGTCTGTCTCGAGGCGTTCTCGGCTACCGCACATGGCGCATCGAGGATCAGCGCCGCCCACATAAGTGAGGATGCCCGGGCGCCTCACGTTCTTGTAGTAGGCGCGGTGGTACGCGGCCATTGCGCCCTGGCCTGAGTGTGTACGCTGTTCCATGTGATCGACATCCAACGTCGATTGCCATGCCCCCGGCTGTTAGCGCAGCGCGGGGGCTCTTTTGAGTGCGACAGCCAGGACTCGAACCTGGGGCACGTCCGGGGGCTGCCCGGCGCTGGGATCCTACTCCCTGTCGCTGCCCCACGTGTGGGGCTCAGCTGCTAGCCACTCCCGTGGGCGGCTGGCGGCAAGCTCGACGCGGTGCTGTGAGCCCGAAGCTCTGGCGCCGTGCCGGCGATCAACGTTCCGGTATCCGGCCCGTCGGTCCTGGTGGTTTCGCACTGTGTGCTGGGCCCGCCAGGATGCCACGTTGTCCCTCGCGCCCCGGGGGTGTGTCTTTGCGCGGACGGTGCCCCAGGGTGGGGCGGGTGTCCGGGGCGCGAGGTGGTCTACATGTCTGCGAGTCGGCGGTTGACGCCTTCCCACCGCTTGCGCTGGCGCTCCGCCGCGTATTGCAGCGAGGGGCGCTTCTCGAGCGCTGCGGCGAAGTCCTCTGCGGCGGCCTCGCGCATGTACTTGTCTGCGAGGTCTTGGCGCTCACTGTCGGTCAGGCCGTCGTTGCCCGCCTCAGTCATCGTGACCTCCGGTCTGCGTTGCGTGCTGCCTGGTCGCCCGTGCGGTCGCGGTAGGTGCGTTCGCCGCGTTGCACGATGGGGGTGTAGGGGTTGTTCCCGATCCCGGCGTTGAACTTCCGGCGCGCCGAACGGCCCTGGTCTCGGATGACATCGTCGTCGCGCTTCGCTGTGAGGTAGTGCAGCAGGCGGCGGTCGTCAGCGTCGAGAGCCATGGGGCACCGCCTCACATCTGGGGGTACGGAACGACCCCGACCCCATCGTGTGGGGCCGGGGTCTCGCACCGGGAGCACAGCACAGCACCGCACCACATCCCCAAAGTGGAGACACTTGTGGGCAGCGATCACACCATAGCACGATCAGACCTCGAGGCGCACCAGTACACGCTCACTCCTGGGTGGCTCCGATGCGGTGCGCCAGGATGTGCATCTCCGCCCCCCACCACTCGGCCTCACACGCGGCGCACACGGCGTGGTCCGGGTACGCGGTGAGCGCGGCCCGGTAGACGACCTGCCCGTCGTCGGAGTCCAGCGACACGTGCGTGTGGCCGCACTCGGGGCACGCCCCGGACAGGGCCATGGTGATGGGCGGCTCGAGCAGGGCGCGGATGCGGTCGATCCACTGCTCGCACTGCTCCTGGATGCGGACGACGACCACGGGGTCGGTGACGTTCGCGGCCACGGAGCGGAGCTTGTTCCCTACGGGCACCCGGACGACACCTGCCGTGTCGCAGTGCTCGCGCCACCAGGCGCCCACGGTGGTCTCGATGCCCTGCCAGAGCGACAGCGCGTTAAGGTCCAGGGGCGCGCCGGCTCGCGACCCGCCACGGACACCACCGGACTCCTGCCCGTTGGTGACAGCCCCACGCAGCGACTCGAGCAGTCCGGTCTCGACCCGGAACACCGGCCCATCCGTGGTGATGACGCGGCGGTGGTGCTCGGCGGTGAGCACCTGGATGTGCTCGTCCAGTAGGCGGGTCATGGGCGGGCCTCCGTGGCGGTTCGACGCAGGTGGGTCAGGGTGCCGGCAATCACTCCGCGCACCACGCTCTGCTGATATGCGGGCGCGTGGCGAACGGTCTCCCAGATGCGCTCCACAGCCCCCGGTGTGGGCGCGGGGATCGCGGCGCTGGCGATCGCAGGGGCCGCGGCGATCACTATGCCGCGCACCCGCTCCCGCCAGTCGTGCTGGGTAATGGCCGGCAGCGCGCCCCACTCGGGCAGTTCGTCCACCAGGTGTTCCGCGCCGGGCATGCCCATGACGCTCACGATCCGGGCCATGCGGTAGTCCATGTAGGCGCGCTCAGCGGCGGCCTCCACAGCGGCGGTCAGATCCAGGCAGCTCATGCCGCACCCCCGTCCAGTGCGCGGAGCTCGCGGGCCACCATGGCCGACGCCTCACGCACCCGCTCCGCGTCCAGCCCCAGCGCCCCCAGCACCCGCTGGAACACGCCGGAGATCTGCGCGGCCTGCGACTCCGCGATCCGCACACGCCGCTCCTCGATCCCGGCCTTCACCGCAGCCGCAGCGACCTGCGCCAAGTGCCGGCGCTCGTCCTGCCACATGCGCACCACCACCGGGGTCTCGGCCTTGTACGTGCGCTTGTCGATCGGCCCATCCGGGCCCACGCCCTCCTCGTGCGATGCCTCACCCCACCACAGCCCATCCGGGTCCAGGCGGCGCACCTCAGCATCCAGCCATGCCACCACACCGGCCGACCGGTGAACCTCGCCCAGCAGCGCCTCCGACGGGCCCACATCGATGGGCAGCCCGAACAGCTGCACCTGCTCACGGAGCTCCCGCGCCTCACGACGCTTCTCCGCGTGAGCGATGACCTGGGGGGCGGCGCCGCCGTGCTTGCGGCACACACCGATGTCGGGATCCACCCAGGTGCCGCACTGGCGGCCGGTGGACTTGGCGATGGCCCGGCACTTGACGTTGCCGTGGGATGACACTCCGGGGTCATCGGATTTGGGTCTGGTCACCATGGGGTGCTCCTGTGAGGTCTGTGGCCCAGCGTGCTAGGCGCATGGGGTGCCTGCTGCTGGTCTCATTGTAGGCGGGCTGTCAGTAGGTGGGGGGGATTGGGTAGTGCTTGCCGATGTGTGTGTTGGGGCGGATGCCGGCGAGGGTGTCGGCGCGGCAGGCGCGGCAGTTGGTGGCGGGTTCTTCGGGGTGGTCTGGGCAGGGGTCGGGCTTGGGCTGGAGGTGTCTGGCTTCGTCGGGCCAGTGGTTGCCGGGGGTGAGGAGGAGGGCTGGTGTGCGGGTGGTGGGGTCGGCGGCTTTGGTGGTGGCGGCTTGGACTATTTGGGCGTAGGTGGCGGGGTTGGTGCGGTGCTGGTGGAGGTGTTTGAGGATCCCGGGGCGGTACCAGTCGGTGCGGATTTGTTGGATGACTGCGGCGAGTGCTTCGGCTTGGGTGCGGTTGGTGATGGGCATGTGGGTCCTGGTGGGCGCGGTACGGAAGGTGAGTGTCGTGCGGTAGGTGCTGGGTGGGGCGCGCAACGGATGATGATGGATTTCTTCATCCGGGAGCGGTAGGTGACCAGACGCTCCCGGGTACGGGTCGGGTCGGGTCGGGTCGGGGTCAAGAACGTGCGGCGATGTTCGCCCGAACATACCGCGAACGGGTCAGGAACTTCGGTCGTTGTTCTTTGCTCGTGCGGCGCGCATGCGTTGCTTGGCGGATTCCCGTTCGGCGAGCACTTCGGCCCTGGTGGGTTGGAACTGGTGCCATTCGTGGAACTGGTAGCCGCCGTCGGGGTGGTGGTCCCAGAGCCCTGCGGTGACGAGGCGTTGGGCGTCGGCTGTGGTGCCGCCGAGGGATGCGACCACGTCGGCCGGGACGTGTCCGTCGGTGAGCTGCGCTCCGCACCAGGATCCTGCGCGTACCCAGAGCCCGAGGGCTTTGTTGCCGGCGCGGAACGCCTTGGGGTGGGTGGCGAACTGGTCATCGACCTTGAACCACATGGGCGTCTCCTTCGGGGATTGCGCGGGTGCTGAGGATGACGGTTAGGGAGTGGGCGAGTGCTTCGGTGGATGCGGTGAACGCGGCTTGTTCCTGCGGGGTGAGGTTGTCCCAGGCTGGGGTGTCGGCGGTGGACTCGTGGATCAGATTGTAGATGCGGTTGGCGAGGGTCATGCGGGTTCCTTCCGGGCGTGGGTGCG